CCACCTTCAGCAAAGTGACGACAAATTAATTCAACTCTGCCTTGCGCTCCAGACATGGTAGCCGATACTGCAGCTTTAGTCGTACTTTGTAAGGCTTCAGCATTGAGTCCAGCACTTGCTTTAGAAACTCCAGTACGATTTTCTTTGGCTTCGTCTAAGTAACCTAGAACTGGAAAGGCTTCTTTACCAACAAAAGGTACGGCAAATGGTTGTACCATACCAGGCGCACGCATACGAATTGGTTGGCCAATATCGGTATTTAAAACATCGTCAATATTAACTTGTCCTTCAACGACACCCATTCTTGGAAAGATTGCATGACCTAAAGAATCTAACGTATCACGCATGATTTGTGATTTTGCTCTTTGAATTGGAATCACATAGTCTGCTGGACATGAGCCAATCGCAGTATGTGGTTCTGGATCTGGCGAAAACATGACAATCGGTAAATCATCCCATTGTTCAACATTGATAACATTTATGCCTTCACCTGCGGTACAGACTCTAATTCTTTCATCTATACCATCACCATCTAAATCAAAAAATAAATAATGTTCTACATATAAAACATTCTTATTGCCATAGCCACCACGATCAGTATAAACATTATCATCGTAAGGATTACGTGCTTCGGTTTCATCAAAAGTTTCCGCATCCAAGTTTGAACCTGAACCTGCGTATTGTTGTATTTCTTCTCGGTCGTACCCCATAGCCACTAAATCACTAACAGTTTTTACCATGCGGTGTGCAACGTAAGGTGCTTCATAAATATTTCTGGCGTTA